TTGACTGCTTTTGCTGATTTATAGTCCCGGCCATATGCCGGTATTAATGTTGTACTCATTACTTACTCCTCTGTATCTATGTGGTAAAGCGCGATTAGTCCGAACAGTGCAAAAGCAATCACCGGATTGAATGTCAGCCAAAATGCAAATATGGCCGGTGCGCAAAATACTGTAATGAAAGACAAACCGTGCCCTAATACTGTGATGGTGGAGACTGCAATATGAAACACAATAAATATATAGAACAGTCGCATTGTGTCGCGTTCCTTAATTTCCCACTTATACATACTCTTTATACCTATTCAGTTAATTGACTTACACCCAAAAGCCCAGAATCTCACTGGGCTATATTAGGGGGTGAATTGTAGGCTAGTGGCTAGTGATAACTGTTGTGCCACTTATCAGAAACGATGCTGCGCATGTAGTTTTGGAAAAACCACAACTCGCACCAGAAAAATGAGTAGATGGTGTCTAGCCACACTGTTTTGATGTGCACTTTAGCCGCTGCGTCGATTATTCGATTTAACATTTTCTATACCCACCTTTTTTATGAATGTACCGTAATCTTATTCCTGTTAGGCGTGTTAGTCAAGTAATATCGGCGAAAATGACCCAGAATGGGTGGGAATTTGAAAGGTAGGTGGGAAGCCTGGAAATGCCAGCGGGGACGCGGGCTGGAGACAATCTATACCCAACTGACCCAACTTTACTTTTCTCTTGAAGTGAAAAATACCACATACGCTCATTCTTATGTATATTATATAGTTCGGAAAACGTGGGTAGTCTGGGAATAGATTGGCCACAGCCCAGCGCTGGCGTGGAATTCCCAGCTTCCCACCTACATTTTAGAGCGTGGGTATGGGAATAGCTGGGAATTGAGGGATTTGGGGGTGATTTAACAGCTTAATCCCACCTAGCTCCAAGCTGCCACCAATCACCACCGGATAGAATTCTATCGGCCTACATTGGCAGCGCCTGGCCGATAGAATTCTATCCGGTGGTGCATTGGCAGCGCCTATAGATTTTTATCTGATAACTAACAGCTTGATTGAGGGGCGACTACCCCCCGAGGTTATTTAGATTATAAAGTGATAGCTTTTGCCGCACCCCCGTGTATATTTTTTCCAAAAGGCAATGAGCGTACCTATTTCAATTTTTCTGGTAAAGTGGATGAGCGTATGTAATACTTTGCACCGTAGACACGCTATGGCGTAAAATACCCATATGAACACAATGACCGCATTCGAGTACATCGACCCCGACCTGTTGCTTGACAAGTACCATCCTGTCAACCAACCCTTCTTCAAGCGCCAGCAGTCCATCCAGAGGGCTGTGGTGCATCAGACGGCGATGTGCAAGCCCAAGCATGTCGAGATAGCTAAAATGCACCTCACTGGCGCTACAAACGTCGAGATCGCCGAGCGTATGGACTACACCGCGCAGGGCATTGGTAAGGTTCTACAGCGTGAGGACACCCGACATCTGCTTGAACTCCTCCGTTTTTACAACCTGCACCTCGACGGCCCCTCAATCGAGCACCGCAAACGCCTATTGAACGAGATCGCCCAGGATAACCAGGACACTGACCCAGGCATAACGATCCGCGCGGTGCATGAGATGAACAGCATGGACGGTGTAGGGCGGGATAAGGTCGATACCAAGGTGAATATCACAATTAATAACAACCAGCTACCGAAGGGAGTGCTTGACGTTTAAATGGCTGAATTTAAGCTCAAATACACCCCCCGCGACCACTTTCTGCCCTTACACCAGAGGGATAAACGCTGGTCATCCCTAGTTTGTCACCGCCGCGCTGGTAAGACCTTCGCGTGCGTCAACGAGGCCGTCATTCGCGCCCTATACACACCAAAGGAGAACGCCAGATATGCGTATATTGCACCATTTTATAAACAGGCTAAAGACGTGGCTTGGACATACCTCAAAGACGCTACAGAAGGCATTGCCGTTGAAGTCAGAGAATCTGATCTTCGCGTGGTACTTCCTAACGGTGCTTGGATTACTCTTTACGGCGCTGATAATCCTGATGCTCTCCGGGGGATATATCTGGACGGCGTTATTCTTGACGAGTATGGTGATTGTCGTCCTTCTTTATGGGCCGAAGTTATTTTACCAACGCTTGCGGACAGGCGCGGTTGGGCTGCGTTCATTGGTACGCCAAAAGGTAAGAACCATTTTTATCATATTCACCAAACAGCGGTAAGCGACCCGGAGTGGTTCAGTATGACGCTCAAGGCGAGCGAATCAGGCATACTGGCCCCTGATGACCTTAAACAACTGCAAGGATTGATGGAGCAAGCGCAGTATGACCAAGAATTTGAGTGTGACTTCACAGCAGCGGTATTGGGAACTTACTATGCCGCTATCATACAAACGATGGAGCAAGAGGGCCAAATCGGGAAGCTCAACCTCTTTGACCACACCCAACCTGTACAGATCGCCGCCGACATCGGGTACAGCGACTCCTGCGCCTTCTGGTTCTGGCAATCAAGACCTGACGGCATAGCCATAATCGACTATTATGAGAATCAGTCCGTTCCCTTATCGCATTACATCGACATGTTGCAGGCAAAGCCCTATGAAATTGAAACGCTTTGGTTACCACACGACGCCCGCGCCAAAACCCTCCAGACAGGCCGATCCACAGTCGAACAGCTTATCGAAGCGGGTCTACCATGCCGCGTGGTGCCTAAACTGGCCGTACAACAGGGTATTGACGCTGCTCGCCTTGTACTGCCAACATGCCACATTGACACAACCAATGGCGACGCAGGTGTTGAAGCACTTAGAGCGTATCGACGAGAGTTTAACGAGCTTACAAAAGCTTTTAGAGACACCCCCCTCCACGATTGGGCCTCTGACGGAGCAGATGCGTTTAGATATTTAGCCTTGGTCGCGCAGGAGAAAAGGGGTAATATCACGTCACAACCCTCACGTCCAGTGTTTGAGAAGCCAAAAATCACATTGAACGAGTTGTTTGAGGATAGGGAAAAACCACAGAAGCTATCCATTGCGAGGCGTAGAATTTAATGGCTAATAGCAGTGTACAGGGGGCGATAGACTCCCTAGATGAATTTGAGAACGACAGCGAACCAACCGTAGGCCAGCACAAGCGGTGGGACGCGGAGATTAAGGCGGCGTTCACAGCGTGTCGTCAGTACCAGAAGCAGGGCGCGGAGGTGGTGCAGGCGTATTTGAACTCAAAAGCGGGGGAGACGTTTAACCTTAACCTGTTTCACGCCAATATCAGAACGATGCAGGCAATGATGTTCGGTAAGCTGCCTGAGATAAAATTTTCCCGTACTAACATGGACTTTAACGATGATTCAGCCAGAGTCGCAGGAATCCTGTTCGAGAGGATGCTCAACGCCGACATCGGCACCCCTAATGACCTCTACTCAGAAGCACTTAAACAGAATCTACAGGATCGCCTTTTACCCGGTCTTGGAATTTCCAGAGTACGCTACGAGTTCGACAAAGAAGAAGTCGAGATCGCATCCGTAACAGATCAGTTGACGGGCCTGGAGCTAGAGCCTGCCCGTACAGAAGAACAGATCACCGACGAGAGAGCACCAATAGATTATGTCCACTGGCGCGATTTTGTATGGGCGCCAGCGAGGACATGGCAAGAGGTTCGATGGGTAGCCTTCCGCACGCTTATGACAAAGGATCAGCTCACCGAGCGCTTTGGCGAAGACATAGCGAAGCATATTCCCTTAGAGAAGACCGCCTTGGACGACGGTGAGGAGGACATCGACTCTGATGATCCAAAGCAAGACGCTTGGATGCGTGGTGAGGTGTGGGAGATATGGGCGAAAGAAGACAAGAAGGTTTATTGGTTCTGCAAAGGGTATAGTAAGATTCTTGACGAGCAGAACGACCCACTACAGTTGACGGGGTTCTTCCCAATACCACAACCGATGGTTGCTAACGTAACCACTACGGCGTTCATGCCCAAGTCAGACTACAAGATGTCTGAAGATTTGTACCTTGAGATAACAAACCTTGAGACACGTATAGCCAAGATTACTGAGGCGATTAAGGTCGTTGGAGTCTATGACCAATCTAGCGAGGGCGTTAAGTCGCTCATGCTGGAGGGCGTGGAGAATGACCTGATCCCGGTGGACAACTGGGCGATGTTTGGCGAGAAGGGCGGCTTGCAGGGCGCGATTGATTGGCTGCCTATTAAAGAGGTCGCTGAGACTATGATGATATTGGTCGGGCGCAGGGACGACGCTAAGGCGCTCCTGTTCGAGATCAGTGGTATGTCTGACATCATGCGTGGCGGTAAGCAGGCAGGTGGTGCAGCGTCCGCGACAGAGCGTGCGCTAGAGGCGCGGTTCGCGTCGATCAACGTACAGTCCATGCAGGACGAGTTTGCCCAGTACGCGACTGACTTGATCCGTCTGCGTGCTGAGATAGTGTCTAAACACTTCCAGCCTGAGTCAATCGTCAAGCAGTCTAACGCAATGGCGATGACCGCAGAGCAGGAGTTAATTCAGCCTGCTATCGACATTATGAAGAATCGCGCCGACTTGATCTGGCGCATTGAGGTTAAAGCCGAATCAGTAGCGATGGTGGACTATGCACAGCTTAAAGAGGAAAGGACGAGTTACATCACGGCACTGGCTACGTTCTTACAGTCGGCTGCGCCTCTTGTTGAGTTGGAACCAACTGCAACGCCTGTACTTCTGGAAATGCTCAAGTGGGGGCTTGCGGGGTTCAAGGGCAGCAATGAGGTTGAAGGAGTTCTCGATCAGGCTATCAAGACGCTTCAGAGCGCCGGGCAACAGGGCGAAAACGATAAGCCGTCTGACGCTGAAATCAAGGCTCAAACGGAACAAGCTAAACAGCAGTTTGAAATGCAAAAGCTACAACTCACGCAACAGTTCGAGCAACAGAAATGGCAGTACGAACAGCAGCATATACAACTTGAAGCGCAGATAAGACAGCAGGAACTCCAGACGGAAAATAATAATAATATCCGTAAGGAGCAGGCTCAAGCTGAACTGAATATGGTCGAAGAAGAGAAAGAGACTGAAGAATTTATCAAGCGGGAACAGGCGCGAGCGCGTTTAAACCCGACGCAAAGTTCCAATGAGTGATCTCGTCGAGCGCGTCTGTCTGCATGAAGGCTTCAGAGCTAAACCTTATCAGGATCATCTGGGCAACTGGACATTCGGGCACGGGCTGACGTGGATCAGTGAGGAAGAATCCGAGCGCATCGTCAACGAGCGCCTGTTGCAGATTATGCGCGAATTGAAGACACAGCACCCAGCGTGCTTAGACCCTAATTTTTACTCTGATGCTGAGATAGAAGTGCTTGACGAAGTGGTAGAAGTAACAGCCGAAATGGCCTTTCAACTGGGTGTCGCAGGCGTAAACAAATTCAAGAAAATGTGGGCCGCGCTGGAAGCGGGTAACTACATGTTGGCACAGATGGAAATGTTAGACTCACAGTGGGCAGAGCAGACGCCAGAAAGGGCGCACGAATTGGCTGACGTTATTGGGGAGTTGAATGAGCGACATGGGTAGCAACGACAGGTGTAGTGGATACGTTGAATTAATAGCGGCGATGAAAGAGGCTAATGCAGAGTTAATGATACGAGTTACGGAACGACTTGCACAGCACCGACAACAAGATCAGCAATTCATGGCTGACGTGAAAATGTCGGTTGCGTTGACCGCGCAGAAAGCTGACGAGATAGGTAAAGTGCTCACGCCAATACCTGCACGAATTTCGGCGCTTGAAACGTCTGTGCGCCAGATTGCGGACAACGACAAAACACAGTTTGACTTAATTACGCAGATACGCGAAGACCACCGCGATCTTGAGGTAAAGGTTGCGAAGATACCCAACGTAAGGCAGTCGTTAGCTGCGGTTAAGACTAATGGGGGTTTTTTGACGTCCGCGAACGGTAAGTATGCAATATGGGCGGGCATACTTATCATCGTCGGGCTGTTTGGTATTGCGGGGGTCAACATGACAGGAGTGATAAAGCCTTAGTGGGTATTATAGCTAAAATTCTAGGTTCGGGTGACGTTCTGGCTAAGGGGCTTGAACTGATCGACGATGCGTTCGAGTCAGAGGAAGAAAAGCGCGAGTCGAAAGCTAAAGCTAAGATAGACCTGATGAAAGCATACGCGCCGTTTAAACTCGCGCAGCGGTACATCGCGTTGCTGTTTACCTGCACGTTTCTTGCGTGCTTTTTTATTGTATTGATTATGACGCTGATGGGCGTAGGCGACACCGCCGAAGTTGTTAGCATCATGGCAGAGTTTAAAATTGGTTGGATTATGACCACTATCGTGCTGTTTTATTTTGGTGGTGGTCTAGTAGAGTCAGTAGGAAGCATTAAAAAATGACACGCAGACGGTGGCGACAGATCGAAGGGCGGTTAGTCGAAATTGACATCAAAACCGGGCAACCTGTGGGCGCAGATGAGCCGCCTATTCGTTCTCACGGTGTTTCTGTGTTTCAGGAGGTCATAGCACCCGATGGGACGAGAATCGCCTCACGGGACGCTATGAGGGCCTACGAGAACCGCACAGGCATGACAAATGACCTTGATAGCCTCAGAACGCAGACACGCCGGGAGTTAAACAGGGCAAACGAGGTAACAAAGCCAAAGAAAGACCCAACACGCATACCCGCATTGTTGGACGCATTTGAGCGAGCAAGTTCGTCAGGGTACAGTAGGAGGCCCGTATATGATGAGTGAAATAGCAGCGGAAGTAGTAGACGACGAGGAAGGCGAAGAATCAGGTAATGAGATGGAGGACGCGCTTTCAGCGGCCTTCGACGAGTCAGAGGCGGCGGAAGCGGCAGCTAGTCCCGCGCCTGAAGCAAAACCCTCGGTGGAGTCGGCTCCCGAATCAACCACCACAACCCCAAGTACGGGGGACGCTCCACCCGAGGGAACTACGGAAGAGCCTGCGGCGCTTACAGCCCCGGCGTCATGGTCGCCTGAAGCGCGAGAGGCGTGGAAAAGCATACCTCCAGAGGTGCAGAAGCACATCGACAAGCGTGAGGCTGAGATCCGCACGGCGCTGAACGACACAGGCACCGCACGTCAGCACCAGACGGAGTTCCAACGGCTGACCCAACCATACCAGCAGTTGTTCCAAGCGCAAGGCGTGGATGCCATGACAGGCATAAACGCCGTGCTGGGTACGGCAGCGGTGTTACAGGGAGGCACAGTTCAGCAGAAAGCGGAGACAGTTGCTACGCTCATCGAAGATTATGGTATAGATATCAGTGCCTTAGACGATCTTCTTGTGGGCAATATCCAACCGCAATCTAATGACCCGGAGGTGGCGCAGCTACGTGAACAACTGGCGCAGCAACAGCAGTGGATAAATAATCAACAGCAGCAGTATCAGGCGCAGACCAACGCAGAGCAGCAGCGTTTAAACAACGACGCGGAGCAGTTCATCAAGACGCATGAATTTGGTGAAGACGTGCGGCGCGATATGGCACGCTTCTTTGATGTCGCCGTGCAGCAGGGGGAGACGCTGACGATGGACGAGGCGTACAGACGCGCCCTGTCTACACGCCCGGACATTTTGAAGATCATCCAGAACAGGAATAACAGCCGCAGAAATCAGGACGCCGTAGGCTCGGCACAGGCCGCAGGACGGTCAGTACCACAAAATTCAAGCGTAGCCGCACAAGCCCCCGCGCCTACGTCAATGCGAGGGGCACTTGAACAAGCATGGGAAGACGTTTAATATGTGAACCCTATGCACGAAAAGTAGACCAAATTACGAGATTAGCCCCACGGAGGACAGACGAGCGCAAGCCCACGGAGTCCAGACGAGGTAAACCCCCGGAATTAGAGTCGTTGCAACGCCCACAGGTAAGGCTGACCGTTGTTAATGCTCAGGTTAAAAACTGAAACTCTAACTAGGAGGATTGGCTAATGTCATTCCCAAACGTGAGCGATATTCTTGCCACGACCATTGAAAACCGATCTAAAAAGATCGCAGACAATGTGACTGACAACAATGTTCTGCTCAAAAAATTGTCTATGTCGGGCAAGGTTAAAACCTTCTCTGGCGGGCACAAGATATACCAGGAGTTGAGTTTCGCTGAAAACGGCAACTCCGGTTTCTATTCCGGGTACGACCAGCTTCCTATCTCTGCCAGTGACGTGTTAAGCGCCGCTGAATTTGATATCAAGCAGGCCGCTGTACCTTGTATCGTCTCCGGGCTGGAGCTACTCCAGAACTCAGGTAAAGAGCAAATGATCGACCTGCTCGAAAATCGCCTGAGCGTTGCCGAATCCACACTGACAAATCTCATCTGCGAAGGCATGTACTCTGACGGTACAGGCACTGGCGGTAAAGAGATCACAGGTCTTGACCTCGCTGTACCCGTTACAGCTACGACGGGCACCTATGGCGGTATCAACCGCGCTACGTGGACTTTCTGGCGAACCACCTCAACAACTGCGGACTATTCGTCAACTACACTCCAATCAGCTATGAACACTATGTGGGCAGCACTGACACGGGGTAGCGATAGACCCAACTTGATTATTATGGATAACGCCATGTGGACACTCTACATGGATACGCTGCAAGCGCAGCAACGCTTCCATAGTGCTGAAGTCGGAGACTCCGGTTTTCCTTCAATCAAGTACATGGGTACGGATGTATGTCTGGATGGAGGTATTGGCGGTAACGCTACTACCCGGACTGCATATTTTCTCAACTGTGACTACCTGCACTGGCGACCACACTCCAAGCGTAATATGGTGCCACTGTCCCCAAATCGTCGTTATGCGACGAATCAGGATGCTGAAGTTCAGATTCTGGCGTGGGCGGGCAATATGACTTGCTCAGGGGCACGCTACCAAGGACGCTTGATAGACTCCGCGTAACAGCAGGGTTAAGCTAAACGTCTGTAGGAGGGCGTATACATGAGTGATTTTAAACGTTTGAACGGTATTATTGGTGGTCAAGCGATTGACGAGAATAGTACCACCCAGAAGCATGAGCTAGGTGAAATAGCTTATGCCCGTGATACGGCATCAACAGCTTATGGCGACGGTGTATTTATTTACTGCACAGGGCTTGCCTCTGTAGCAGTAGGTGAGTGTGTAAAGATTGAAGCAGACACATACACCGTGAAATTGGCTGTTGCTGATGACGCTGGCGCGATTGGTTTCGCAATGGCGGCTACGGTAGCCGACGAGTACGGGTGGTTTCAGATCAAGGGCTGTGCGGTTGGGTTGGGAGCGGCTTCTAACGCTGACAACGCGGCGCAGTACCTTACGGCAACTGCCGGTACTATCGACGATGCTGTTGTCGCTGGTGATCGTATCCATAATTGTCTTTCAGTCAGTGCGGTGGACACACCAAGCACTGGGTTGATCGAATTGGATATAAACTATCCGCACACTGATAATATTGCGGACTAACAGGTTAATGGGGGCGCAAGCCCCCTTTTCCTTACACAAATACAGTAGGAGTATTTTATATGTCTGAGTTTGACTTAGATGAGAGTCTTAATGATATAGCTTTAGGCCCTGAGCATGTGGGGGCTGGTCAGCTCAATCATGGGCTGTATGTGAAATTTTACATGAACTCGGTACTTGATGATGCCGCGTCTACCCAGCACGGTCGTGCGGTGTACAAAGACGTAGAGTTTGTTCAGATCATGGTGCCAGGGGACAAAAATTCCCTTATCGACAGACCCACCCGATTGGGGTTTGACGAGAAGTCAGACAACCAGAAATTTGCGCGTGAGTACGCGCTGTTTAAAGAGAACAAAGATCAGAAAGTGGAGGGCACGCCTCTCAAGGAGTGGCCCCCGCTGAGTAAAGGCCAGATTCAGGAACTGGCATATTTCAATGTCACCACGTTGGAGCAGTTAGCCAACCTGTCTGACACCATACTACAAAAATTCATGGGTGCTAACCGCTTACGTGAACTTGCCCGGAGATATCTGGAGCAGGCCAAAGGCGGCGCACCCTTGGTGCAAATGCAGGCCGAGCTTACTCAGCGTGACGAACAGCTCGCAGCCCAGCAGTTGCAGATCGACCAGCTTGTACAGGAGATGGGCGTGCTACGCGCACAGGCGGGGCAGCCTATAGCAGTGCCGCAGACGCCTATTGGCACACCGCCAGCAGTACCTACTCAGGAACAAGAGCCTATGGGCTTCGTACCTGAAGAACAGCCCATGCCTGACGACCTACCCCCGCCTGACGAGGAATTTGACCTTGAAGCTGCGGAGGTGAAACCAAAGCCGAAAGGCAAACGGAGGTCAGTAGCGAGCTAAATGGCGATAACGCGGTATCAGACATGCGGAGACATCGTTAATCGTGTAGCTGTTGAAGTTGGGCTGCGTGAGACTTCCGATGTGTTCGCTTCCTCTGATGACGCGATTATACAGCTACGCACGCTACTAACGACTACACTACAGGAACTCATGCTGCTGCACCCGTGGCAGCGTTTAATCCGTGAGTTTCAATATACGACGGGAACGAGTGAGAGCGGGCCGCTGGATTTACCTGACGACTTCGCTTACATGATCCCACAGACCGGATGGGAGCGTAGTTCAAATGTCCCTCTGATCGGGCCATTGGCACCCCAAGCATGGACTTACCTACTGGGTCGAGACTTGGTTGGTTCCACGATTTACGCTTCCTTCCGGTTCGATCAAGATAAGTTCTATGTGTATCCATCAACGCCGATGCCTGATGCGCTCGATATTAACTTCGAGTATGTCTCACGTAACCTCATCGCTGACGACGGTGCGACCACTTATTCTGACGTGGCAACAGTCCACGCTGACGTGGTGGTGTTGCCTATCCATGTCGTCACACGATTGCTCAAGGTGAAGTTTCTCGACGCTAAAGGATTCGATACGCAGAAGGCGACTAACGAATACAATATGGCGCTTGACTCTGAAATAGGTAAAGACAACTCAGGCGGTATACTTACAGTAGGTAAAAACAGGTTTGGCGGGTACTACCTTGACGGGTTCCGTAATACGCCTGATACTGGCTTTGGCACCTAACCGTGGGCATGGCTCAACGGGTTGATCGCTACAGGGGTGGACGCCAGCGTTCTCAACCCGGCACTATTCCTGCACCTATCGACGGTATAAATGCTACAGCGGCGCTCGCGGCTATGAGTCCTCTGGAGTGTATTTACTCGTATAACATGCTCCCTAAAGACTCAGGCATGGAGGTTCGCAAAGGGTCTGTAGAATATGCAAACGGCTGGACAGGCACTTTTGCCCGTAGTATTGTGGCTTTCGAGGGGCAGGATTCATCTAACGACAGGTTATGGGTATGTAACACTACGGGTATATGGGATGTCACCACTGACGGTGAAACGTCACCAACGCAGGATGTTACGTTTGCCACGACCACGGGTAACGCAGGCATAGTCTCCTACGTGCAGTTCAGCACCGATGGCGATGAAGAACTGCTACTCCTGTGCGACGGCGCTAACGGATACTATACGTGGACACGCAGCACTGACACATGGGCTAAGATCGCAACGGGCGCAGGCGCTACGCAGATAGATAATGTAGACCCTGTGAACTTTGATTTTGTCACGATCTGGAAGAAGCGTGTTTGGTTCATTGAAGCGGGTAAGAGTTCAGCGTGGTATCTCGCCCCCGGTGCCGCTTACGGCGCAGCCATAGAATTTAACTTCGCTGACCAGTTCAGGTTCGGCGGCGCACTCAGGGCGATACACAACTGGACGCTCGACGCGGGCGACGGTATCGACGATAAGCTGGTGGCTATATCAGGTGGCGGTGATGTCTGTGTATACACAGGTACTGACCCGGCAGCGGTGTCGTCTTTCGAGTTACAGGGTACGTGGTACGTGGGCGCGGTGCCTGCGGGCAGACGTATTGCCACAGAACACGCTGGCGACCTGTTTATACTGTCCAGACAAGGGCTTATGGCCCTCTCCCGCCTGACGCAAGGCATGACAGGCGAGGATGCGTCGATCACGCATAAGATTTCGCCGTACATACGCGAGGTGCTGGACAATGAACTGACTACTTTCGGGTGGGATGTCCACGTCGATATGACAGAGAACCTGCTCACAATCAACACGCCAGCGCGGTCAGATAACACGCAGCAGCAGAATTTCCAGATGTACCTCGGGCGAGGATCGTGGGGTATTGTACGTGACCTGCCTATCGCTAATACCACCAACTGGCAGGGTGAGGTGTACTGGACGGATAACGTCCAACTTAAAGTATTTAAGAAGTCAGGGAACATAGATCAGGTCTACCTTAACACAGCGACAGATGGTGAGGCGGTAGCAATAGATTGGCAGCTACTGACGGCGTATCAGGATTTTGGTTCCTCTGCGGCGTATAAACGCCTGCATTTCATCAGACCTATATTCTCCTCTGACGGGGCTGAACCCGGTATAAATGTCCGGGCGTATTATAACTATGATCTCAGCGCCATCTCTGAACCCCCTACGCTGGGTGCCGATGTGGTAGGCACTTGGAATACAGATTTATGGGGCAGCACTATCTGGGGTGGTGCGCTCCGCGTGTCTGAAGACCTTAAAGGCGGCGCAGGAATGGGGCGTCACTGCGCGGTGAACATTCGCGGGCGTACAGGTGATATTACCACGTTACTTGCCTTCGATATTGTCTACGACACAGGGGGGCTTCTGTAGTGTTTTACTTCGTCCCCATCCTGCCGTGGCACTGGGAGATGATCCCCGCTAAAGCCCGACCTCGTAAGTGTGAGGACACACGGGGTATTGTAGCGCAGGACGAAACGGGTAAACTGGTAGCCGCGTGCGTACTGGACACATGGTCGTTTAACTCGTGCCAGATACACATATTTATAGACAACCCGTTCGTATTGAAAAACGGGTTTGCAGAAGAGGTTTTTAAGTTCGCGTTCAGTGAAGAATCAGGGCGTGAGGTGGTGATAGGTATCACGCCTGAAGACAATAAGCAGGCGTTGAAGTTTATACGCCATATAGGATTTGAAGACATAGGCCGCGTACCTGACGGCTACAAGAAGGGGGTCGATTACATATTGACCGCCATGAGAAAAGAGAAATGCCGCTGGATAGATCAACCAGCAGTAGAGGACACAGCACATGGGTAAAAAAGACGCACCAGACGCACCAGACTATACAGGTGCAGCGGTAGAAGAAGCAGAAGCGGGCAAGGAGATTGTTCGTCAGCAAACGTGGGCTAATCGACCTGAGCAAATTACGCCGTGGGGGTCTACGTCGTGGAGCACTAAAAGCAGGGTTGACCCATCTACAAACAAAGCGGTTACTCAATGGCACCAAACAGAGGCACTCAACCCACAGATACAGCGGGCGCTTGACTCACAAATAGCGGTACAGCAGGGGCGCTCTGGTCTAGCGCAAAACTTGATAGGCAGGGCCGCAGGTGAGACGGCCCAGCAGTTTGATTGGAATAACATGCCTGATCCCGCGTCAGCACCTGACGTGCCTGACTTTTATGGTCAGGGGCTTACGCAGATGGGTTCGCTACCCAACCCCAACCCCGCACAACAGGCGCTCCCTGAAGGTGCACAGCAGTACAACGAGTTAAACTCGTGGCAGCAAGGCCCACAGGCGCAGGGACTTGGGCAGGAGAACATCCAGCGCGGTCTTAACTATGCCGATTTAAACGATGTCAACGCAGCCGGGGCGTATAACCCTGACTTTGCACAGACCCAATACGATAGGAATATGTCACTCCTGCGCCCGGAACAAGAGCGGGCGATGGAGAGCATGGAAGTACAACTCCGCAACCGGGGTTTAACACCCGGCACGGAGGCGTATGACCGGGGCATCCGTGATCTGCGTAACCAGCAGAGTGAGGCGCGTGGGCGTATCTCAGCGGACTCTGTACGCTATGGCGGACAGGAGCAACAGAACCAGTTTCAACGTGAGATGGCGCGAAGGGGCCAGCAGGCGGGTGAGATCAACCAGCAAGGCCAGTTCGCTAATCAGGCGGCACAACAGGCACTACAGCAGCAGTTGGGTATAGGTGCCCAGCGATTCGGTCAGCAGGCGCAAGCAGCACAGCAGGCCAATGCACTGCGTGGGCAACAGTTCGGTGAGATGCAGGCACTACAGCAGCAGCAGGGCAGCGCTCAAGATGCGGCGTTTAACCGCCAGATGCAGACAGCGAACTATCAGGATCAGCAGCGTAACCAGTTGATGAACGAGCAGTTGGCGATGGGCGGGCAGGGCTTTAATCAGCAGATGCAGGCCGCAGGCTATCAGAACTCACTCAGGCAGCAGGCGATTGCCGAAGAAGCCCAGCGCAGAGGTATGTCCATCAACGAGATGAACGCACTGATGACCGGGCAGCAGGTCGCTACGCCTCAGATGCCACAGTTCTTGGGTGCAGGCGCAGCACAGGCTCCGCAGCTACTTGCAGCAGCACAGGCGCAGGGTAACTTCGACCAGCAGGGCTACCAGACAGGGGCGAGTATGGCTAATGCGCTTACTAGCGGTATATTCAACGCTATACCTACTCCTAGTGACAGGCGTTTGAAGAAAGACATCAGGCGTACAGGTACTTCTCCGTCTGGCATCCCAACGTACACGTTCAAGTACGCGGCTGACGCTACTGGACAAGTGTACAGTGGCGCGATGGCTCAAGATCTGTTGGTTCTGGGCTTCGGTCACGCGGTAACGCAGCTTAACGGTATGCTCGGGGTCTTCTATGACCTGATCGACGTAGAGTGTAAGCCTGTAGGGCAGGGGGCGTAAGTATGGCACAAGCACCACAGTTAACACTTTCCGAAGAAGAAAAGCTCATGTTCCAGCGCATGAAGGCGGAACAGGCGCGTAAACAGCGTATGGAAGCGCAGGCAATCAGGGCGATTAAGCTCGACGAAGGGCGGCACGCGGCTATTGCAGAGTCAGACGCGAACCTTAAAAAAGGCTATGCATACCAGCCGCCGACTCCAGAGCAGAAGGAGGCTAATAAAGCTGACGACCAAAAGGCAGCGGAAGCCTACGGCGAGGAGTATTACGAGGAGAACAAATGGAAAGGGCACAACATACCTAGTGGTGTGTTTGCGTGGGGGCTTAATAAACTCACGGGTGACAAGAAACGCGCGAAAGGTACGAAGCAGAAAGCGGGGGAGATAGCCCGCGAGCGCAGGAAAACAGAGCAAGACCTCGCCAGAAACGCAGGTATGGGGTTAGCCCAAGCGAGAGCAAAAGCAACAGGCGATATAAACGCCGCGACAGATTTAGCCCACCAACAGAATCTTTCTCAAGATGTCAGGATCGCCGCGACGGCTAAACAAGGCAAGTTGGGGCGTGAGAGCACAGAAGGTTTACAAAAATCGCGTCAAGCGGAAAAACGTAAAGAACTCGTCGAGGTGTTCTACCACGACCCTACCGACATTAATAAGTCTCTGCGTTTGCTGTCTAACAGCCGCGAAGAATTGTTCAATGGGGACGGTACGCCGTACACAGGGCCTAAAAACCTGAAGAAATGGCAAGACCCATCTACGGGTAGTCGAGGCAACGCGGCGGCGAAATACGCGGACGAAAAAGTGTTAAAAGAAGTGTCCACGATACCGTTTATGAACAATTTTAGGCGCGTCTTCACAGCGCCGAAAGACGAACTGCAAGCGGCTACGGGTAGTATATTAGACATTCAAACTAACATAGCCAAATACGGCGCAGCGGGGGAGGAAAGCACCTTCTACAACAGTGTGCAGGACATACAGGGCGCGCTTGGGCAGCTAACTTTCGAGTCAGTAGGCCCCTTACTTGAAAAGTTAGGTGTGAACCCTTCAAATACTGACGTTAAGATAGCGTTTCAAACCGCAGTGGACAAGGGCAATAACATACCCGCGCTGGTGGGGGTGTATAAACGTACTGTTATACCTACGATAGTAGGTAAAGCACGCGCCAACGGAGTACGCTCAGAAGCCGAGATAAATGCGATAGAAGCCGAACTCATGGGCATCGTTGAACAGGCAGAAAAGCAGTACATGAACACTGATAAGCCTAAAACACGTACCGAGCGCAAGAAACGTATACAAGACATAGAAGCCAAACTGGCGGAGATAGGTAGAAATTGAGTGCATCACGCGCAGAACTTGAGCAGGAGCTAAAACGCCTCAAATTAGAGGACGAGTTAGAAACGCTCAAATTAGAGGACTACAGCTACGACGAGGCCACTAAAGGTGAAGTCGCAGCCGAGGTCGGGCGCTCGGTTGTCAGAGGGGGTGGGTACGCCGCTGAAGGCTTCGCGGACATATACGACATAGCCCGCGCGTCAGTTGACCAGTTAGCCCCCGAGTCATGGGGTGTGGAAGATCGTAGTGTGATGGATCAGATAAACCCTTTTGCGCCCCCGGACAAAGGGGACATAGCGCGCGAGAAGTTTGTAAAAGACACCGGGCTGGACGAGTGGGGTAAAGAGAAAATACGCAGGGGCGATAACGCGCTGCTCGACATGACGAAGACAGCCAGCGAATACATACTGCCGGTAATCACTGGCGGTGGCCTTGGAGGCTTAAAACAGACAGCCAAGAACATAGCCAAGACAGGCGGTGGCGCAGCGGTAGGTGAGCAGGTAGGCGGCGAGACAGGTGAGATGATTGGCGCCCTCACGGGCGGTGTAGCCTCACGCGCTACGTTGGACAGGGGTAAAAAGTTATTCAACAAGTATTTCAAAGGCGACCCTAACCATTTAAGCGACATGGACATAGAGGACGCCCTTCAAGCGATAATGCTCCACGCTGACGACCCGGAGAAGGCGAAAGCTAACTTTCTAAAGGCGCTTGAGAACGGCGAGAAAGGTACGTTTGCCGACTTGTGTAAGGACAGGGGCATCTACAACGTAGAGGCTATGGCGCAAGCGGGTACGTCAGCAGGTAACAAGCTCAACGTCGCACAGGAGCAGCGCAACGCCCAGATGGAGCAGCGCATAGGCGACCAGTTTGATGACCATGCGTATGTGAACCCCGACCAGCCCGGACAGGTAGGCCGTGATGTACTTGCAGGGAAGATACAAGAACGTAGGGGGCTGCGTGACGAGAGCATAGCGGGCGCAGAGCGACAGGCAGCCGCAGGATTAACCCAATCACGCGCTAAAGTGGAAGGCGCAACGTCTGACCTCATGGACGCGGAGCGTTTAAACGCCGACGCGATAAACACCGGAGGTAACTTCACACCTCCATCAGCGGCAAGTGAGAAGTTGTCTAACACGTATGCCCTTACGGAAAAGGCCGACGACGTAAGGAATGTCCGCCCGGTGTGGGCACCATTTAATGACCCCAACCTACCCCCTATTGATGTGGCTAACATCGTGCCGATGGTGCGCGCTGAACTGGCTAAAATGAATAGTGCCAAGCGCAAGGGTATAGAAAAACATTTCGCAAACGAGCTAAAACTGCTGGATGACATGAACCCCGCTACAGGGGAGCACCCTAACGAGGTGCAGGGTGTGATAGACCTCATAAAAGGTAAGTTGACCAACATCGACGCGGCTAAGACGTATACACGCGAGATGGTACAGATAAACAAAAAATTGGAGAAGTTTCTTCAAGATAGTGCCGCAGGCGGTATGTACAAAGCGGGGCAAGCCGCGACTAAAAAACACAAAGACAAATTTGAACCCGGTAGCGTAGGTGACGCACGTAGAAAAACCACCGATGGTAGGCTGTTAATGGCTAACATGGGTGAGAACCTTGAAAAAGGTGCTGTTACAGCAGCAGAGATCAAGCAATCAGGCTCACCAGCGGTCATCAAGACGTTTAAACAGACCATGATGAGCCTTGCTACCCGCGAAGAAGGTTTAGGCAGGCTGGATGCGTTCATCAACAAACACGACGAGTTATTGTCAGCCTTTCCTGACCTTCGCGATCAAGTACACACGTTACAAAGAGCGAATAAAAGACTTGATACGCAGGTAAAAGCCACAAAAGACATACACAAGGTCGAGGCAACCGCGCAGAAAGACATGGCGGGCACGCTGAAGCAGGCCAGAAAGGCCGCTAATGCAAAAGCCACGAAGGGCACGAAGGCGCTGTACGCCAGCGTCCTCGGAGACTTCGCGGACAAGCCTCAGAAGTCGATCACGAAGATACTCAACGACGAGAATGGCCCTGACATGATGAAACGACTCATCAACGACGTGGGTAAGACACCCAAGGACAGGGCAAACCTGAAGTCACTTATAGGGCAGCAGTTCCTTGAAGGCATCAGCAGGACAGAGGGCACGATCAACCCTGCTACAGTGGCGCAGTTCAAAAAAATGCGCGGGACACTGGAAGCAGACGGCATCATGTCTGGGCCTGAACTGGACGTGATAGCTGACGTGCTTGACCTGACTGAAGGCACCGCTATGCGTAGGGGCGCGTCACCGATTAAGCATGACTTCTCAAGGCATGACAAAATAGCCTCGGCACTTGTCGCTACAGCTATGCTAAAATTCTTCCCCGGTAACTCGCTATTACTGTCAGGTACTGCTCGGGATTGGTTCAAAGAGTCGGTATTGAAAGTGGGTGATCCACAGATTACGAAGGCGCTCGACACCATGATAGGTGACGCGGGCAGATTCGAGGAGGCGGTCAAGAAGTTTAAACCCGCTAATGATGAGGATATGGTGAAAATGCTTACGTCGATGTTGAAGGACGTGCAGAACCAAACAATAGGCGTCGTAGTCCCCACGGCAATGGTACAGGCGGGCAACGAACAGACGTACAGCAGAGAATAGGAGAGTTTAAACATGGCACGCGATGCGTCAGGTAATTATAGTTTAGCATCGGGGAACCCGGTTAGCTCGGGTACGACGATCTCAGCGACATGGGCGAATAACACGCTGACAGACCTTGCCACGGAGATGACAGACAGCCTCTCCCGGTCAGGTAGTGGCGCGATGCTCGCAGGTCTGGAAGGGTTCGCAGGCACCGTCAGTCTACCCGGCTACGCCTTCACCGATGAGCTATCCACAGGTATATACTACATCGCCACGGGGAACGTCGGCATAGCCCTCGCGGGTGTGCAGGTCATGGACTACGCCTCGGAGGTCGCCACGGTGATCAGCGCAGTGGCAGACGCTACTATTGGCCCTATCCTCAAGCTGCACAGGAACTCAGCCTCGCCAGCAGACGCGGACTTTATAGGCGCGGTCTACTTCGACGGTGAGGACGACGGGGGTACACAGACCACCTTCGCCTCTATCGAGGCCCAGATAGACGACGTGACAGACGCCACAGAAGACGGCACGCTGCTCGTCAAGACCATGCAGGCGGGCACGCTCACCACAGTCATCGACATCAGCACCTCGGTGGTGGTCACACCGGCTACTACCTTGTCTACGTCCCTGACACTTGCCACAGGCGCGACGGTCACAGGTATACTCGATGAAGACGCGATGGGTACAAACAGTGCCACACAGCTTGCCACGCAGCAGTCGATCAAGGCGTATGTAGACGCGCAGGTAGGCACAGTGAACTCACTGACTGAGGTGCTGGCGCTGGGCAACACCACAGGCGGCACGAATCTGGAGATCACCAACGGTGACGCTATTGTGACCACCGTGGGCAACCTCGCACTGACACCCGTAGCCGGATCAGCTATCGTTCTGGACGGCACGATCAGCGTCGATGCGGGTGTGGTCACAGGCGCGACATCTATCACCAGCACAGCGTTTGTAGGCAACGTCACAGGTAACGCATCAGGGACAGCCGCAACCGTAACAGGGGCTACACAGGCAGCAATCACCACTCTCGCTAACGCGGTCACAGTGGGCGCATTGGACTCAGGTTCGATCACGAGTGGCTTCGGATCTATTGATGTAGGCAGTAGTGCTATAGATGGTGGCGTGATTACAGCGGATACAAATTTTGCTGGAAATTTAACAGGTAATGTTACTGGAAACACCAGCGGCACGGCAGCCACTGTAACGGGCGGGACGCAGGCCAGTATAACAAGTGCGGCAAATCTTGTTACTGTAGGCGCATTGGACTCGGGGTCAATTACGAGCGGCTTTGGGTCTATTGACGTAGGCTCTAGTGCTATCGACGGCGGTGTGATCACAGCGGATACAAACTTCGCAGGGAATATTACAGGTAATGTCACAGGTAACACTTCTGGCACGGCAGCAACAGTCAC